CGAATATTCTTGTCAAGGGAAATTATACGTTGACGTATGAATTGAAGGCAAAAAAGAGCCGCCGGGGAGGGCGGCAGGGGATGGTTTACCTGGTCGTCTCTTCTCTGGCGATACTTAGGAGCGCCGGATCATCCCGGATCTCCTCACCGATGATCGTGATGGATTTTGAGAGGAAGTTTTCGAGTCCGGCGGTGATGTCGTTCCCCGTGGATTGGACGGCAAGAGGCATGGTGATCGGCGAAAGGATGAACAGGGAAAGTCCGGTAAGGATCCCCAGGAGGGCAACGGTGGGCGTGTTGCTGTCATAGACAAAATCATCTGTCCGGCTATATTCCTTGATTTTATCTTTTGTCTTGGCGTTCACGGCAAGAAGGGAAAGGGTAAGCCTGTATTTGAATACCCCTACGAAAGCGTTTCCATCCAGGTATTCACTTTTGAAGGATGGATAAAATAAAATGTTGTATTTGTCTTGTTTATCGTGGGGCTGAACGATGGACGCACTATTAAATATCGTGGATAATTCCGCGTAAAATGCCTTAATTAAGGCGGGATGAAATAAGATTGTATATGTCTGCCCTCCCGCCGATTCGCTCAGTTTTGTTTCCTTGAATTTTGTCGTTTCTGGAATTGCAATCGAAAGCAGTGTTTTGTTCTGCGATATTTCGGGAGGCTTGTAAAAGTCCTGTTTAATGGTTCCGCTGTAGGCGCAGCCGGAAAGCAACAGAGTCAACAAAAAGAGCATTAACTTCTTCATTTATTATCACCTCTCTTTAATGTTTTGACAGACCAAACAAGTGATCTTGTGAACATCACAAAGGCGTAAGGTGCGAACCATACTATAAAAAATTCCATATCCGTTAAGTCTTTTGTCTTTCCGGTTCTCGCAAGAACAATCAAAACGATGAACCCGAGAATGAAACATAAAACAAACGTCAGCCATTCTTTTGCAATTACTAGTTTAGGCGTCACCCGATCATGCTCCTGGTTCTGACTTGGGAATGCAAAACCTCGCCAAGTAAGTATTTTTCTCCTCCAATCCCTCGAACGCAGACGCTTTTTATAAAGCACCACAGGCCGTTTTTCAATACAAGTGGCGTCAGCCGCGTTTCATCCATGCACGAAAATATGCGATTGTGTGTTCGCAGAGCGTCAACCCAGGATTCAGGGGAAAGAAAGCTGTCAATATGCTTTCCTTCGACATCTCCGACCTTCAGGGTCACAATTGGATCGCTGGCCAGGACGATCCGGCGATTGCTATTAAACAGGCACCATGGACGCCCATCTTTCAAAGGGAGCCGTGATATTGCGCTTCCGCAAAGGTAAACATGCCCCATGTCGTGGCGAACGCCCCCCACCGGAGCGATATGAAAGACGTTCCCTATTTTTTTGCGGCCGTGATTGTAGTGCTTGGTGGAGGAGTTTTTTCTGTAACGTGAATAACTCTTACGAATTGTTGAAGGTTTTGGCGAATCGCCATTTTTATGCCTTCATCGCCGGAATCGAGGATGATTTTCAAATGCTCAAATGCCTGCCTGTCCTCGGGGGGCATTGGGGCGCTTCCAGTTTCTCCAATAGCATCAAGGGCTTTAAGAAGAGCCTCCTTCGTTGCGGCCGATATGTCCGGCTGTTTCCCGTTTTCGATCCTAGAAATACTCCCCTGAGATATTCCAGACTTTACCGAAAGGATAGCCTGGGTCCATTCTTTCCCGGCATCATCCTTTTTGGACTTCCGTAATCTCAAGATTAACTTTCCGAAATCGTTATCCATGGCCACCGCTCATAAGTGCTTGACAAGGAATATTCGTTGCCGTATAATATGCGTCATGAATATTTCGACCTACCTGAAGCACAAGAACATGTCAGCCAACCAACTGGCCATAAAGTCCGGAGTACCGCAACCAACGGTAAGCCGGATATTGAACGGCAAAAGCAGGCCATCTCCGGAGACCGCCCAAAAGATCGAGCAGGCCACCGGCGGGGCCGTAACCCTCCGGGAGCTGCTGTTCCCGGAGAAGCCCGCTGCATAACAAAAGGGGGAGGCCTAAGGCGTAAGCCCGGCAACATTCCCACTCCCCCTTTTAAATTAATTTTCTGTGCTGTCAACTCTTTATCCCCGCCTGGAGGCGTCATGGCAACCGAGCCAAAAGAGAACGTCACCGTTTCGTTGTCGGTTAATCTCGTCAAAGTTCTGGATCATCATTGCTGTCTCACCGAACAGAGCCGTGCCCGCGCCATCACTTTTGCAATCAAACAGTACCTTTCCACTGAACGCTCCAAAGATCCCGCCTATTGGGAAGCATACTATTCCGACCTCGAAGCAAAAGGCAAATTTGAAAAAATTTAAAATATTCAAAAACATTCAACTCCGCGCAGAGGAGCGCCGTTTAAGGGTTTCATGGAACTGACCGAACTAGAAAAAGACTTTGCCCGCCCGTTCCTGGGGAAGAAATCCGACCGGGACATTGCCAAGATGATGCACCGGGCGGAAAAGCTGATCCGGGATTACCGGCACGAGTTGGACATCCCTCCGAAGCCCTCAGGGGCACCCAGGGGGCCGAAGCCAGGGAAGCTGGTCTTGTGTGGTCGATGCCAGATCGTGAAATTCGAGAGCCCGCTGGACAGGGAAGGGGAGCCGGTGAAGAAAATATGCAGGTGGTGCGGATGAGCCACATGAACCTCGGTCCCCGGAAGAGGGGGAAGAAGTCCGACCGGACGCGGCTGATTACAAAACTGGATCAGGCTTTCTCGGAGCGGATCCGCAAACGGGATGGCGTCTGCCGGTACTGCAAAAAGTCGTCGACTGTCTATTGCCACCACATTTTCAGCCGGCGGCACCTTGGCACCCGATGGGATACAGAAAACGGCGTCGCCCTCTGCATCTACTGTCACAGATACATCGCCCACGGAGATCCTGAAAAGTTCCGGGACTGGGTTTTAACGTGGATGCCGGAACAGAAATTCAACGCGCTCAAATTTAAAGCATATTCACCAGCGAAATTCAGGGAGTCAGACCTGTCCTTAATGCTGAACATGATGAAATGTACGGCCTGTCAGCGGCCAGACTTGATGGAGGCGTTTTAGGTGGCAAGAATCCGCACGATCAAGCCTGAGTTTTGGGATGATGAAAAACTCGCCTCTATCTCTCGTGACGCTCGCCTGCTGTTTATCGGGATATGGAATCAGGCAGATGATTACGGTGTTGTTAAGGGGCATCCGTCGTGGCTCAAAAACAAGATTTTCCCCTATGACGACATTCGCCCTGCGGACTTTCAAAAGTGGGTTTCAGAATTGGAGGCGATCCGGGCTATAATTCCATTCAATCACGATTCAGAGCGATACTTTTTTATCCGCACCTTTCCAGACCATCAGCATGTAAACCGTCCATCCGAAACAAGAAACCCGCCTCCTCCTGACAATATCCTTGAGCAATCACAGCAGGTTCAAGGCGAATTACTTACAGATCACGGAGGGCTCAGTGAGGGCTCAGTGAGGGCTCCCGTCAGTAAGGTAAGGGAAGGGAAGGGAAGGGAAGGTAATAGTAAGAGTAAGTACGCGGACGCGGTTTTTCTCACGGAGGACGAACATAACGAATTACTGAAACGTCACGGACCCGCCACAACACAAAAAGCTATTGAAATATTAAATAATTACATCATGTCAAAAGGAAAAAACTACAAATCCCACTATCACACCCTGCTCGGGTGGCCGCTGAAAGAGGCGCTTGGAAATGGAAACGGATCTTCTGCAGGCACAGGAAAGGCTGCTCCAAAAGCGGCAGGAGCGCAGGCGGCTCACCTTGGGGACGGACAGCCATTCCCCGTCGATGGAGAGTATTGACGAGAGCCTCGAAACGATTTTTGAGCGTGCCAGGGAAAGGCAAAAAGAATGCGCCTGCGAAGAAGCGCCCTATCTGTCAAACGACAGCAATAGAACGGGTCCGGCTGAGCCATATCGGGTAGGGCTTTCTAAGAAACACCACGGCAAGACGTTTGACAATTTTACGGGGAACGAACGGCTTGTATCAGACCTAAAGGACCTATCTGTAGGTCCTGAAAGCGTTGTGCTCACAGGAAACACGGGCTGCGGAAAGACACACCTTGCCGTCGCCATGATGCAGGAATGCAGGGCAGACCATCAGGTGTTTATCACCGTTCCCGAATTGCTGCTCGAGATACGATCTGCTTTCAACGGAGGCCGAGAGACCGAGGCGGAAATCATAAAGCGGTATTCTGACGCACGCCTATTGGTGCTGGATGACCTTGGGGCAGAGCAGGACACAGCCTATGCGATCACGACCATGTACCTGATCATCGACAGACGAAACCGGGAAGAGCGGAAAACGATCATCACGACGAACCTGAAGATGGATGAAATTGAAAAGGTCATGGGTGCCAGGATCGCATCCAGGCTTTCAGAAATGAAAATCATCAAGATCGTGATGCCCGATTACAGGAAGAAGAGGGCGTGACATGAGCCCCATAAAGATCGTTGCCCAAATATCAGGCTTTAAAAAGCTCAAGATCGAAGGCGGCTGGCGGCTCCAGGTGGATCTGTTCGACAGCCGGGAGAAAGACGTGCTGCTCGTGGCTGCCCTGGCGAACAGGAACATGACCGTGAATGTTGAGATCACGCCGTATGAGGAGAAGAAGAAGTGACTGACGAACGCCTGAGACAGATTGCCGGTCACGGATGGCTCACGGGATGGAAGGCCATTGCATCCTACGTCGGCGTTCATATCGACACGGCGAAGAAGTACAAAAAAGAGTTTTCCATGCCCGTGCACTATCTCCCGGGAGGGACTCCCATGTGTCTACCGAGGGAGATCGACATTTGGGCGATCGAGTACAGCAAGCGAGCAAAAAAACCTTCCTGAATATTCATTGATCCTACCCCCCGTTTTCCCCCCGTTTTCGACCCAACAGACCCCCGGTGGTAGATTTGACAGGTGAAATCAACCTGTTATCCTGTACCCGCAATGACGAAAACTCCGGAGCAAATAGGAAAAGAGGCCTCCGATGTGGCGCGGGCGGTCGTGCTGAAGGAGGCGAAGTCTGTGGGTCTCACGACCAGGAAGACCCTTCGCCGCATCGCCCAGGGCCTGGACGCCAAGGAGACCCGGACCAGCTACGACAAGGACCGTGGCCGGTGGTCCTACTCGGATTCCATGATCGACTACGGTGCTCGCTGTGATTACGCGAAGCTGGCCGTCGTGGTGCTGGACCTCAAGCCCGCCGAAAAAATGGACGTGAACGTCAATACCAACCTACCGGAAATGCTGAGGGAGGCGCGGGAACGTGCGGCAAAGCGCGGCGCAGACTGACCCCGAATACGACCTGATCCAGGATATCGCGGCATTCACCCACGATCCATACGGGTTTGTGCTCTATGCGTTCCCGTGGGGTTCGGGGCCCCTGTCGAACCATCCCGGCCCTGACCTCTGGCAAACCGAAGTCCTGCAGGAGATCGGGGATCTGCTACGGCAAGGCGACCGGACGGGCGCGGCCCAACTGATTCAGGAGGCCACCGCCTCCGGCCACGACATCGGCAAGTCCGCCCTCGTTGCGTGGCTGATCCTGTGGGCCATGAGCACCTACGAGGATTGTCGGGGGACCGTTACGGCCAACACAGAGGCGCAGCTGCGGACGAAGACATGGCCGGAACTCACAAAATGGCACCGGCTGTCGATCAACCGCCACTGGTTCGTTGTCACCGCAACGGCGATGTTCTCTACAAACAGGGCACATGAAAAGAACTGGCGCGTTGATGCCGTGCCTTGGTCGGAGAAAAACTCAGAGGCATTTGCGGGGCTCCACAATGAAGGTAAGCGCATTCTTCTAATTTTCGATGAGGCCTCCGCCATCCCTGACAGCATCTGGGAGGTCTCGGACACCGCGACCCTCGACACGTCTACCGAGATCATCTGGGCGGTGTTCGGGAACCCGACGCGAAACACGGGCCGGTTCCGTGAATGCTTCGGCAGGTTCCGGCACCGCTGGCACACCAGACAGATTGACTCCAGGTCATCCAGGATCGCCAACAAGGAAAAAATCCAACAGTGGATTGAAGACTACGGAGAGGACAGCGATTACGTAAAGGTCCGCGTCCGGGGCATGTTCCCGTCCATGTCCGTCATGCAGTTCATCGGGGTCGACGATGTTGATAGAGCCCTGGGGAAAAAACTGGAATTGAATCAGTACCAGTTCGCCCCGAAGATCCTCACCCTGGACAACGCTTGGGAGGGAGACGACGAAGGCGTGATCGGACTGCGGCAGGGCCTGCAGTTCCGAATCCTCCGGACGTTCGCCAAGAATGACAACGACGTTCAGGTGGCCACGATGCTGGCCAATCTGGAGGACACAGAGAAGGCGGACGCCGTGTTCATCGACGCTGGCTATGGGACCGGTGTTGTGTCCTGCGGAAAGTCCTGGGGCCGTAAGTGGAGGCTTGTATGGTTCGCCGAGGCCTCAACGGATCCGGGGTGCCTGAACAAACGCGCGGAGATGTGGAAGGGCGTCAAGACGTGGCTCAAGGACGGCGGGGCGATCCCCGATGACCAGGTGCTCTATCAAGACCTGATCGGACCCCAGACCGTGCCCAGGACGGACGGGAAGATCCAACTTGAGTCCAAGAAGGACATGAAGCGCCGGGACCTTCCGTCACCCGGCAGGGCTGATGCGCTGGCGCTTTCATTCGCGTACCCCGTTGCGGACACGACCAGACAGCGCATGGAGGAGTCCGTAAGCAAGGAGAACGACAGCTACAATCCTTTGACTCACGGACTGCGGAGAAACTGATGGGAGCCGAGCTGGCGACGCCGACCTTCGACTTTTCGGCCTGGAACGCGGCGAAGGGCACTCTTCCGGCGGCTGTGGCGGCAGAGGCAGCAGCGAAGACGACGGCTGCAGCGCAGGCGGCAGCGGCAACCAAGGCGGCGAATCAGGCGAAGTGGAACGCAAACCATCCCGACAGGCTGAGCTTCTCCGGCGATACCGTGATGACGCTCGGCACGGACAGCGTGTACGCGAAAAAGAAACTCCTGGGGGAATGACCATGGGATTTTTCGGAGGCGGTGGAGGCGGGCAGGCATACATCCCGACGTCTTATGCGGCGGCACCGACGACCGACAGCGCGGCAGTCAAGGCGGCTGCGGCTGCCGAGGCTGAACTGGTCCGAAAGAAGAAGGGGCGGGCTGCCACGATCCTGACGAGCTCCGAAGGCGTGACAGACGATCTCGGCGGCAAGAAGACCCTGCTCGGAGAGTGAGATGGGCGACAAAGCGCAGGACGTAATCAAGCGATACGGCGAGCTAAAGACGATCCGGAAGGATTACGAATCGCTGTGGCAGGATATCATCGATTACGTCTGTCCCCGAAGATACAACATCGACGGCACGAAGGCCAAGGGGAAGAAGGTCGGGGAACTGATGTTCGACACCACGGGACCGGAGGCCCTGAACACCCTGGCAGCGGGACTGTACGGATACCTCGTGTCCCCGAACCTACGGTGGTTTCGGCTGAAGCTGAACCGTTACGGCCTGGACGACGTTCCAGAAGTTGCCGCGTGGCTGGAGGCCTGCGAAGAGGTCATGTACTGGTCGTTCGGGCGATCAAACTTCTATTCCGAAATCTACGAGTATTTCCAGGACGGAGGAAGCATCGGGACGGCGACGATCTATAGCGAACGAGACCTGACCGAGGGGAAGAACGTCTTTACAACCCTGAATCCCGGACAGGTCTTTATCTCCTGCAACCGGTACGGGCTCGTCGATACGGTGTACAGGCGGTACAAGCTCACGGCCAGGAAAGCCCTGCAGGAATTCAAGGACGGAAAGCTCCCTGATTCGATCCAGCAGCAGGCCATGAACCAGCAGGACGAGGAAACCGAATACATCCACGCCGTCTATCCTCGGTCTGACATTGAGATGTACCGGGACGGCAGGGACTACAAGCCCACCATGGGCGTGAAGGGGATGCCGTTTGAATCCGTGACGGTCTGCACGAGCGGAAACGGCCTGGTTAAGGAGTCGGGATACAGGCAGAATCCCTACGCGGTGTGGCGGTGGCGGGTGAACTCCGAGGAGGATTACGGCCGGTCTCCGGCTTCCGATGCCATTGTGGATGTGTTGGGCGGAAACCAGATGGCCCGGACGCTTCTGATCGCCGGGCAACTCGCCGTCGAACCCCCGCTGAACGTACCCGAGGAACTGCGGGGAAAGGTCAGGATCAGACCCAGAGGATACAACTACTACGATGATCGAGACCGTGTGATTACGCCGATCCAGGGGCTTCTTGACCGGTATCCCATCGGGACCGACCAGGAGAAAGACAAGCGCCGGGCGATCAAGGTTCACTTCATGACGGACTTCTTCACCCTCCTTTCACAGGCCGCCATGGAAGGCCGGGAACTGACCGTTCCCCAGGTCATGGAAATGCAGGGGGAAAAGGCCGCGATGCTTGGCCCGATCATCGGCAGGCTTGCCGCCGAATGTTTGAACCCGATCATCGACCGGACGTTTGAATTGGAAGCCGAGGCCGGAAACATGCCACCGCCTCCGGATATCCTGATGAAATTCGGCGGGCAGGCGATTGAAGTGGATTACATGGGCCCGCTGGCCCAGGCGCAGAAGAGGCTATTCAAGACCCAGGGGGTTTCACAGTCCATCAGCGCGATCACCCCGATTGCCCAGGTGAAGCCCGAGGTTCTTGACATCGTGGACTTCGACGAGGTGACCAGGGAGATTCTGGAAGCCAACGGGATGCCGACAAAGACGATCCGACCTCCCGCGAAAGTAGAGGAGATCCGGAAGGCAAGGGAGCAGGCACAGCAGCAGATGGAGCAGTCGGCCATGCTTGAGAAGGTCGCACAGAACCTCCCGGGACTTACGAAAGACGTTGAGCCCGACAGCGTTCTGGCGAAGGTCGCAGGGGCGCAGCAATGAACATCCTGAGCCTCTTTAAGGTGAAGGCCGGACAGGAGGAAGCGGATCGAAAGCGGATCAGTGACTTCCGGGCGGTCTTCGCTACAGAGGCGGGCCGCAGGGTGCTCTGCTATCTGCTGGCAGATATGCACTTTTTCAGCGAGATCGTGGCGAGCGAAGAGGAGCGGGTGCTCCAGAACTACGCCCGAAGGCTACTGGCATATTGTGGCGCGTGGAGGGGGCAGAACGTCCCTCGGATAGTGGACGCCCTGATGGGGCTTCCTTGGCAAACCGAAACCGAAAAGGAAAGGAGTGCAGAAGAATGAAACGCAAACACTTTATGACGATCATGGCGCTGTTCATGATCATGGCGTTCTGCCTCCCCGCCCTTGCTGTGGACCTCTACCCGACCCGGAACAATGACGGGAGAATCGGCAAGTCCGGCAAGGCGTGGGGGTTGGGGTATTTCTATGACCTCTATGTGCAGGACGATTTGACGGTAACTGATGACGCATCGGTGGGGGGAGACCTGACGGTCACGGGGACACTGACGGCGACAAGCCCGGCGCTCACTTCGCCGACGATCACCAGTCCGAACATCACTTACGGCGTAATGGCGACACCTCACAACTACGTGGCACATGCAGACTGGACGCTATCCACGGCAGAGGCCGCATACCTGCTCCTTGTGACCTCCAGCGGCGACGGTACGAATTCAAACATCGTCGTCTATCCGACGCCCACCGCAGGGAAGATGTACGTCGTGAGAAACGGGAGCGTGCAGAACAACATCATCAAGCCCAGCGGCGGAACGGGCATCACGATTGCCAGCGGTAAGACGGCATCCGTGATTTTTTGGGGATCCGATTTCATCCGCGTGACGGCGGACGCAACGCATTAAACACCAGGCGGAAGGGCCGGGGGTTCTCAACCTCCTTTCCCCCGGCCCGATGGACTCATAAAATGGCAGACCGCATCCCTACATACCTGATTATTCTCCTGCCTCTCATGGTGACGATGGGCGTCAGCATCCATCAGAGCCACGCGGCGGCGCTTGTCGTCGCAACGGTCGTCATCCTGGCCTTGCGCCTTGAGAGCCCTTTCCTGATCCTCGGGGGCCTCTACGCGGCGGCATGGATGGGGTTTGTCTATTCGTTCGGCTTTCTCGGGGGCAATCCTGCGATAGTCTTTACTGTCACGGATGCCCTGATCGCCCTGATCATCGGCATGGTTTTCTTCCTGGCCATCCTCCACTCCAGGGTGAGCGCGAAGACCATCGGGAACATCATCTGCATATCAGCCCTGCTACAGGCTGGGCTGGCCTTCCTTCAGATGCTGGATTGGGACCCGGTTCACCGCGCAGTCGGCGCCGTCGTCCAGGCGCGGGCGTCCGGCGACTTCACGTGGAATACCCCGGTGGGAACAATGGGAAATCAGAACTGGCTCGGGGCCTATCTTTCCATCTGCCTCCCGTTCTTCTTCTGCCGGGACCGGCGGTGGGTGCAACCCGGAATGGCCGTCGCCCTCATCGTCCTTGCCACTTCTACAGTCCCGGTCCTGGCCGCGCTGGCGGGCATCTGTTTTATCGCCTTCGGCTGGCTTGGGCTCGGGATCGCAGGAATCTCCGGGCTCTGCTACGTCATGGCCTTCGATCACGGACACCTCACGGCGGGGGATGCCCGTTTACAGTATTGGGCATCGGGATTGAAAGCCTCTTTCCGGTCCTGGCATTCGGCCCTCGTCGGTTGGGGGCCGGGCATCGGGTGGGCCGCGGACAACCATCTTCACAACGGATACCTTCAGGTCCTGTTCAACTATGGTCTCATTGGCCTGGGGCTGATCGTGGGTTACATCGCATCGGCCCTGAAATCATCGAAGACGCTGACGGCCTGCGTCGTGATCATCGCCGTGAATATGGCGGGAAACAACCCGCTCCACGTCGTACCCTGCGCCATGCTGATACTGACCGTCATGGCGTTGATCGAAAGAGAACGGAAGCACAAGGAGGCATGATGGGACAGATTCTGAAGCCGGTTGCAAACATCCCTTTGACGGCACCTGGAACCCCCGGAAAACTGCCGACCATCAAGGGCTGTGCGTTCAATCCCCCCGTCTACCTGGACCGGGGAAAACTGTACCTGATCGTCGTCAGTCACAGGCGCGTCTACGTCCCGGAGAAGGGCTTCTATGACGTGCCCGACAAAGGCTATCTGACGTTCATCACAGGGTTCAAGCGCATCGACGTATCCCATCCCAACGGGGCGGGGCTTCGATGCTGGGCATTTGAGGCGCTGGAGGGGCATCCGCCGGCGGATTGGGTTCCCAAGGCCCATGGGCAGTACACGGCCCACGAGACCCGGGGAATCAGGGCGTAAGGCGAAAGGAGCAAGCCATGGATGGGACGGGTGACACCGGCAACCTGACAGGCGGTGAGTGGAGAGCGCAACTCAGCGATGACCTGAAGGCGAACGAAACCTTTACCCCGTACAAGACCGTGAGTGATTTCGCAAAGGCTCACCTTGAGATGGCGGGGAAGGCGGCTGAACTGGAAGGAAAGATCAAGGGTGCGCTGTTTGTCCCTGGCGAGAAGGCCACGGACGAGGAACGAAACGCGTTCTATGCGAAGCTCGGCAGACCCGAGAAGGCCGAGGATTACGTGATTGCCGAACTCGACGCAAACGGGATCACGGATGAAAAAGTAAGGGAAGCGGTCAAGGCCAGAACCACGGAAGACATCGCGTGGTTCAGGGGAGCGGCCCACAAGCTCGGCCTCACGAAAGGCCAGGCGGAAGCCCTGTTCGGGGAATACGCCAAGCGGAACGGAGAGTACTTCGTCCAGATGGAAGGGCAGCGCCAGAAGTCTTTAGATGACGCCATGACGGCCCTCAAGGGCGATCCGGAGTGGGCCGGGGAGAACTTCACAAAGAATCTGGCCGTCGTCAGCAAGGCAATGGAAGTCTTTGGTTCCCCGGAACTGAAGCAGGTCTTCGATTCCTCCGGCCTCGGGAACAATCCGGCGTTCGTAAAGTTCTTCTACAAGGTCGGAAAGGCCATGGGAGAGGACCGACTTGTTACCGGAGCAGCGGGAGGGGGAGAGAAGGGGTGGCACTACCCTTCGATGGAAGAAAAGTAGCAGCGGGGAGGTAGTCTCCTCGCTGTTCTAACAACCGAATAAGGGCCTCTCCCTGAAAGCCCGGCCAGGCCGAAGGGAAGAGAGATCAAGGCAGGCTGTACGGAGCCGTACCTCCGTATTCCTGCCTTTTTCTTTGCCCGGACAGAAAGGAGACAAACCATGTCCAGCATCACGGTTTACAAACAGTTCACCCTCGCGGAACTCGCGAAGCAGATGAACAACGGAGAGGTTCTGGAAATCGCGGAAGTCCTCGCCGAACAGAACGAAATTCTCCAGGACGCCGTGTGGATCGAGGCAAACCAGATCGCCTCGCACGTCGGCACCAAGCGAAAGACCCTCCCCACGGGAACGTGGCGGCGGGCCAATCAGGGCGTGGCCGTCGAGTCCAGCACCACGGCCCAGGTCACGGAACCCATCGGACGCCTGGAGGCCCTGGCGGACATCGACGAGGCCATTCTGGATCTTGCCAAGAACAAACAGCAGGTCCGGAAGAACAACGACAAGGCGTTCCTGGAGGGGCTTTCCCAGAACCTCGCAGACGCGATCTTTTACGGCAACATCTCAACCGACCCGGAGAAGTTCAACGGGCTGGCGACGCGATTCGACGCCACGAGCGACTCCAACGTGCTCGGGGCCGGCGGGACGGGGAGCGACACAACCTCCCTGTGGATCATTGAGTGGGGGCCGATGAGCTTCCACATGATCTATCCCCTGAACTCCAAGGCGGGCATCGACTTCTCCGACAAGGGGAAGGTCCGCGTCGATGACGGCACGAATCCCTACTACGCCTACGAGAGTCAGTTCGTCGTCCAGGCCGGGGTTTACGTCCACGACGACCGGTGCTGCCAGCGGATCGCCAACATCGAGACGTCCGGATCCGACAACACCCTCGACGACGATGATGTGATCGAGGCCCTGAACCTCCTGCCGAAGGCCGGCGGGAACGGGGCGACGATGATCTACGTCAACCGCACCATCAAGACCCAGATGGAGATCATGGCCAAGGACAAGGCAAACGTCAATTACTCCGCAGATACCGCGTTTGGCGTTCCGATCACCCGTTTCAGGGGCATTCCCGTGCGCCTGTGCGAGGCCCTCGTGAACACCGAAACGGCGATCACCTAAGAAAGGAGACGAACCATGGGACTTTTCGACGACAAACTCGTTTTCTCCGATGCCCAGGACCTGTCCGGCGCGGGGAGTGCGTATTCCACGGATGAACTCGATTGGGGGGAGACCTATCCCGACAAGGGGCAGGGGACCGTTATGGTTGTGCGGTTCGTCGTGGAGACCGCTTTCACGACCCTGACGAGCCTCCAGATTGCCCTCTGCCACGGGGCCGCGACCGCACCGACGGACCAGATTGTTCTGACGGTGGCGATCCTCCAAGCCAGCCTCACGAAGGGCTGCTACATCCCGGAACTCAAGATCCCGGACCAGCACCTTCGGTACATGAGGCTGTACTACATCATCGTCGGGTCCAACCCTGGGGCCGGTAAAATTACGGCTTACGTCGATGTCAACCCGGGTGGCGGGGCGCGGTAGTCAACCACGGGGGAGGCGCTCCCTCCCCCTTTTTTTGAAAGGAGATCGTCATGAGGTATCGCTGCATCCGGAAGTGCTGGCACAACAAAGTCATGTACCGCGTTGGCCAGATCGCGGATTTTCCCGAGAAGGAAGCACCCCGGCATTTCGTTCCGGAGGACGTGTTTTCCGACGCCAAGGTGGAGGAGGCCCAGCGGGAAGACAACATGAGACGGCTGAAAAACCCTCCGAAGATCAAGGCACAGAAGGCCCCGAAGGATTAAGCCATGTCCCACACCTGGGTTTCGATCTGCAACATTGCGGCGGTCCGGCTCGGGGCCGCCCCGATTACCGCCCTCACGGATGCCGGGAAGGTCGCCACGGCGTGTAACGCCCGGTATGAACTTTCCCGTGACGAGGTGCTCGAGCAGTACGAATGGCGGGACGCGAAGACTAGAAAGACGCTGGCCGCCGACACCACGGCTCCGAACCACGGCTATGACTACCGGTACGCGCTGCCGAATGACTGCCTTCGGCTCCTGGGGGTGGCCGATTCCATAGAGCACGTCGTGGAAAACGGCTACATCCTGTGCGACGAGGCCGATGGAATCGACATCCTCTATATCAAACAGATTGTGAACCCGGCGGAATTCAGGAATCCCGGCCTCGTGAGGACCATCGGCATGAGGCTGGCCGCGGACATCTGCTACCACATCGTACAATCGGAATCGTTCCGGCAAGGAATTGAGAAGGATTACGAAATTGCTCTTGCGCGGGCGAAGATGAAAGACGCCCTGCAGGATACCGTTGACGACGAAGATCAGGACGCCCGCGAAGGAGAATGGGCGACCGAAGGGAGGTAAGAAATGAAAAGGCTGCTTTTGATTGCCGCCCTGGTCGCGGCTCTCGTTCTGCCGGCTGAATTATGGGCCGCCGGGTCCTGTTCACAGGCTCTTACTCGGATCGGGTATCAGGGGAACGTCAAGGTCGTCAAGTTCCTGTGTACGGGGGACGCCTCGGACGGCTCCATTCCTAACACGGCCATTGCTACGGCAAACATGACGGAAGTGAAGGGCATGTACCTCTACACCGTCAGCGCCTACCCTACTTCAGGAGGGACGGCTCCGGATGCGGCCGACGTCTTCATTCTGGATGCGGCAGGTGAGGACCTCCTGGGCTCGGCAGACGGCGGAACGACGGCGAACAAGGGCGCGAACCTGATTCATGCGACCCTAAAGAAAACGACCCTGCCCTACTCCTACTATCTGTCGCAGGCGTATTTTCCGGCGGTTACGTCGGGCTTGACGCTGAAGGTCAGCAATCAGGCAACACATTCAGCCAACTACACCATTGAAATGGTTTTTGCGAGGTGATGCCATGAAGCGAATCACAACCCTGATCCTGCTTTTCCTGTTCCTGGTCGCCGGTCAGGCATACGCATTTCCTCCGACGCCTCCCTGTGGGTCCTCCTCCGGCTCCGGCGCAGTCGCCACGGACACGATTTGGGATGCGGATGGTGATCTTGTTCAGGGAACGGGCGCAAACACGGCGGCGAAACTGACGAAGGGTGCAGAAGGGACGATTCTCAGGGCCGGTGCCGCCTCCAACGCCTATACGACCGCCACATTTGCGGCCACCTACGCCAAGGGCTCCATCCTCTATAACGCTTCAGCCAACACGGTAGCGGGGTTAGCTCACCCCGGAGCCGCAAATTACCTTCTCTATTCCAATGCGGCAGACACCGTTGCCTATCTCGCGTCCTCGGCAAACATGATTTCCCTCCTTGGCTCTGCCGACTATGCGACGGCGCGAACCAATCTCGGGCTGGCAATCGGAACAAACGTTCAGGCGTACAACTCGAATCTGACCGGGATCAATCAGGCTCTCGATACTACGGCATCCCCCACGTTCGTTTCTCCGACGTTCGGAACCTCTGCAATCCTCGGGACGGCCTCCACCACGGCGGGAACGATCACCTTCCACAACGCGACGAACGCGAACCATTTTGACATTACGTCGGGTGTGAGCGGGGCGGCCCTCGGCTGGACTCTGCCGACTGCGGCACCGGCGGGAAATGACTATCTGGTGAAGTCCTCGACGGCGGGCGTCCTCGGGTACACCGATCCGGCCTCATTTTCTCCCGTGGCCGGTTCCTCCTCCATCGTGACCGTGGGCACCCTGTCCGCCGGGAATGCGACGGCTGTAGTTGATGCGGCTTCCACCTCTGCGGCTGGCAAGGTCAAGAC